GCTGGTGATTACTTAAAAGCTGCTGTAGCTGCTATGAACAGAGCTAAAGATGACGTAGTTATTAGAGAATTTCACGCAACAGCATACACTGGAAGAAGCGGTGGAACTGCAGTAGATTTACCATTAGGAAACGTAAGAGGATGTGTTGATGGAAGCACTTCTGGTGGTGTACCTAGTGCTACAAATCTTGCGTACCTTAATGAATACTCTTTAAGATTAGCTGCTGAGTTTTTTGATGAAAAAGAAGCTGCTAATGATGGAGATTCTAAGTATATCGCAATTAACGCAAGACAATTATACAAAGGTCTTTTAGCAGACAATAACATTACAAGTTCTGATTACAACGTAATTAAGTCGCTTGTAAGAGGCGAAGTAGATTCTTTCATGGGATTCGAGTTTATCAGAACTGAAAGACTTAACACTGTAGCGGCTTTACAATCTGTATCAGGAGCAGGAGACAGATATACAACATCGTCAAATGATCTTATTTTTGACCAAGACACTGGTAAATCTATAGCTTTTGATTCTACTGGAACGTCTAGCCACAACATCACTACAAAAGCAGGAAGCCACATTGTATTGCCATGTTGGGTAAAATCTGGTCTACTTAAAGCAACTGGAGATGACATCCAAACTAGAATTACAGAAAGAGATGACAAATCTTATTCTGTTCAGCCTTTCTGCTCTATGAGCATTGGTGCTACTAGAATGGAAGAAGATAAATGTTTAGAACTTGTGGCTTTTAACGGATAATAATAAAGGAGAATAACATGGCTGTACTAAACGGATCAAACTACGACAAAGCGTACGTTAGTGTACCAGAGTCAAAAATTGAAGTTATCGAACACAGCGGTAAGGTTAGAAGAATGTATGATTCATACACTATTCCAAGTGCAAGTGAGTTAGCTGCTAGTGATACAATCAGATTTTTTAAATTACCAAAAGACGCAAAGATCATTGATGCAAGATTAGTTATACCTGTAGATGGTTCTGCATCAGGCATTCTTAAAGTAGGATGGGACGATGGCGTTTCTGACGATGGACTTTTTGGAGTAGCGGAAGCTGACTTCGGAGCAGGAGCTATTGATGCAAAACTATTAGCAACTGCAGCAGGTTTTAATAAATCTTTCACTGAAGAAACTGAAATCTTTGCTACTGTTACTGAGTTGACATTAGACTCAGGTGGGAACAAGATTGAGCTAGAATTACTTTACGTTGTAGAATAAAACCAAGGGGAGCTTCGGCTCCCTTTTTTTCTAAGGAGATTGAATGTCTGAAGTCTCTATTTGCAATTCAGCATTAATTAAGATTGGTGCATCTAGAATTTCGTCTTTATCAGAGCAATCAAAAGAAGCAAAATTATGTTTTGAGCAATATGATAAACTTCGTGATGAAGTTTTAACAGATCATCCTTGGAACTTTGCAATTAAAAGAGTGGCACTTGCAAAACTTCCGTCTGTTCCTGTTTTTGGATTTGCCAATGAGTTTCAATTGCCCAATGATTGCTTAAGAGTATTAGAGTTAGACACTGGCACAGATTACGATTATCAAATTGAAGGAGATAAACTTTTAATTGACACACAAACTGTTTCTATTAAATACATATCAAGGGTAGAAGATACTACAAAATTTTCAACTTTATTTAGTTCAGTTTTAGCACACAGAATAGCTTCTGAGTTAGCATATCCATTAATACAAAGTAATTCAGTGGCAGAAAAAACTAAACAAGATTATCTTGTAGCTTTAAGAAACGCTAAAACCGTTGATGCTCAAGAGGGAACACCGCCAAGAACTTACAACGATACTTGGGTCAATTCGAGGTTATAATGGCGAAGTTTAATACGCTACAGAACAACTTTAAATCTGGAAAGTTAAGTCCACTTTTAGATGGACGAACAGACCTTGCAGAGTATGTAACAGGCTTAAAAGAATTAAAAAACTTTAGACCTCTAAGGCAAGGCGGAGTCAAGAAGAGAGAAGGGACAGAATTTGTCCTTGACATGTCATTAACATTTTCTAATTTAGATGCAGCTCCTATATCATACCCTGTATATAATGCAGACCAATCAAAGTATTTATTCATTACTAATAATAGCGATGCTGTTATATTTAATTGGCAAACCGGAAGAGAACAAACAGATGATGATGTTAGCAGAGAATTTTTAAAAACAGGACTTTTTGACAGACAAAATTCTTATTTTCCTACATGGGAAAAAGCTGCACCACACAGCACACAACATGTGCAGTATGGTAACGAGGTTTATTTTGCTTATGATGCAGGATTAGGATCAAATGCAGTAGAACCTATGGTGCTATATAGAGTAAAATCGGAAGAGTTTAAAGCATCTATTACTTTTTATTGGGGTACTCGCAGTGCTACGATTGAAGCTGACGTAGCAGGTGAGACAGCAAATGATGTACAAATAACTTTTGATGGATCTTCAAATTTAACGACTATTATAGCAAATTACAATAGCTCTGTTTATACAGTAACTGAAAACGGTCAAAACACAGATGCTGTTGATAAGTTCTTTGTTTCCACTGGGCATGGTTTTACTACAGGTCAAAAGATAGTATGTGAGTTTACTTCTAGCATATTTGATGACGGAGGAATTGCTTCAGGACAGGCATTCTATATAATATATATTGATAATAATAATTTTTCACTAACTAGTACCTATGAAGACGCACTAGCAGGAACCAACAAGATTCCCCTCAAAGACAACGATGGCTCAAATGTGGATTTTATTCTTGCAAAAAGAGTAAATTTAAAAACAGGCACAGGAACAGACGTTGTGCCAAACACAGGAGTTTATCCTAATGTATCTGCAGGGGTTGTTAAATTACAAGATGGGAAAGAAGCAAACAGAATATTTAGATTTAATACAATAAAAAGGTTTACGCAAGATGGAAGAAACGAAAGGACGGCATCTGTATTTAATAGAGAACATGCTATTTGTGTACCATATCTTCCAGAAAACTCAGATCAAGATAACAAAATAAACGTACCTGCATCTGCAGTAGGCATACAAACACTTACTTCACAAAAAGATACTTTTACAGCAGATCAAGTTGGAAGCTATTTAAAAATAAACGAAACTACCACACGATCTATTTTATGGGAAATAGTTGATTTTGTTAATTCAAAAGAAATAGTTGCTAGAAAGATAGCTATACCCACTGGAACAGTGGCAGGAAATTATGCAGAGTGGCAAGAGTCAGCTTGGAGCAAAAGAAGAGGTTATCCAAGAGCTCTTACAGTGTATGAGGGAAGATTGTCTTTAGCAGGTTCTTCTACACTTGGTGGCAAAGTATGGTTTACAGCAGTAGACGATATTCCAGTGTTTATGAAAAATGTTTTAAGACAAGACAAAACATCAGACGTATCTCAATTAGGTTATTATGGAGAATCGGCATCTAATGCTAATGAAATTGGCTATGCAGACAGTGTTTTTAAACAAATAGTGTTTATGAGAGAAGGAAGGCAGCTAGAGATTGCAACTAACGGTGACATTAAAGTGCTTAACACAGGAGATGGTATAGGCACAGACAGCATACCAAGTTTTTCTGTCGAGTCCGAACGTGGAGCATCCGTTGGACCTTTTGCTGTTAGAGATGATTCTACATTATTTTTTGATACAAAAGGAGAGCTATCTAGATTAAACCTTGACCCAAGAAGGACAGACGCATCTGTATATATAGCTGAAAGATTATCATTACTGGTTGAAGGCTTAAATTTAGGAACACCTATATTTTTTAATCATTATAACGACTATCGAAACACTATGTTTTTTACTCTTTCTAAGCCAAATATAAATACTACATATTCAGTTACATTTGAAGATTATGATAAAAGTGTTGCATGGGCTGAGCAAGACTACGGTGGGACTGTTGTAAGCATGTCTAGTTTTGACGATGAATCATATATGCAAATTATTGTAAGACGAACTAATGGAGTATTTTTAGAAAGAATTAATCAAAGAGACGCTAATTTATACTCTGAGCCATACTTAGATTCAAATAAATACATCTTTGACATAGCAGGATCAGCCACAATATCAGGACTTGATCACTTAGAAGGGGAAACAGTAGGCATACGAGCAAATCCCTTTGGAACAAATATTTATTATGAAAGAGTTGTATCAGGGGGCAGTGTTACAATACCTGAAACAGCAGGTGGCATTGATCAAATAAATGATGCTTTTGTAGGGCTACCATATACTGCAGAACTAGAAACAATGCGAATTGATGCAGGTTTAAATATTGAAGGTTCATCACAAGGTCAAATTAAAAGATTAGACAGAGCAAAAATTAGAGTAGTTGATTCTAAAAACTTTTCTGCAGGTGATCCACAAAACTTATACCCAGTTAAGTTTGATAACGTAGATTTTTTTACAGGGGACAAGGAAGTATTTTTAGACCAAGGACCTTCATCTGATGTTACAGATGATCAATACAAAGTAGAAAACAGAGTAAAAATAGTGTCAGATGGACCCGACCCATTAACAGTGCTAGGCATTATAACTAGGGGGATAACTTACGAATGATACGCCCATTTATACCAGATGATTTATTTAATATTGAGTATAGCTATCCAGAAGATCAAAAAGGTTTAGCAGAAAAATGGAAAGATGGATACTCTCGTATTATTACCTTAGAAATTGATGGAGACATTGTAACCATTATGGGGATAACTGGCATACGCCCCGGAGTTTATGAAGCATTTATCACAAAGACAGCGCACATATTTAAACATGCTAAAGAATTCCATGATACAATGGTCAAGGTAGTAGAGAGTGCTTTAAAACTTGAAGGTTTACACAGACTTCAAATGTACGTTGATTCTACAATACCTAGAGACATAAGATGGGCTGAGAGACTTGGATTTGAGAGAGAAGGGCTGCTAAAGAAATTTGATATAGACAAAGATTATTATGTTTACGGGAGGATTTCATGCTAGGACTGACAGGAGATGCAGGAACAGAAGCAGGTCTTGGTGCATTAGCAGCAGGGGCGGCAGCGTATGGTGGTCCGTATGGTATGGCGGCATCAGCGGTCATCGGTGTAGCTCAAGGCTTCATGAAAAAGAAAAAGATGAAGAGGCAAGCCGATGCTATGGCAGCTCGTAGAAAAGAGCATGAACGAAGAGTAGCTGAAAATATAAAAAGAGTTGAAAAACAAGGAATAGAAATGGAAGGCAGAGCTGAAGTGGGCTTTGCTAAAGGTGGTGTTGATTTAGGCTCTATGGGAGCAGTAGCAGCAATGGATAAAATTCAAAATGACGTTACAGATGAAACTAATAGAATGCAAGCTGAATCAGATTTTGCAGTAGGGCAAATGATGCGTGAAGAGCAAGGCGTAAGAGAAGCGGCAAGTGCAGCGCCATTAGCAGGATTAGTAAAAGGTGCTTCTGCAGGAGTTGAAAATTATCATGGTGGAATGTCTGGACACAAGAAAGGTCCTAAAGGCGAATGGAAATGGACAAAATAAAAGGATAAATGATGGCTAAAATACCACGATTAGAAACTAGAATGAGCAGCTTAGATTTAAGAGAAGAGACTATTATTGATCCATCATCTGAAATTGTTGGAGCTGTTAAAGAATTAGGTGGTGTTGTAGGTGATCAAATCAGAGAAGGTATTGCAGCAAAACAAAAAATGGCTGATCAAACAGAGCTTGATAGGTTAGAAACTGAGCTTATTAAATATAGAGAAAAGCAAAGAGCTGAAAAATGGGACGTAGCAGAAACCAGCGCTGATTTACAAAATTTTCTAGATGAAGAACGAGAAAGCAGACCTGTTGAAAGTGAAAAACTTAGTTACGATGGCAATGTAAGATGGATGGAAATGCAATCAAGGTACAAAAAGTCCAGCGTAGAATACCTTGATAGAAGCATAAGAGATGTTAAATCTTTTGAATTTGAAAAAGGTCATGCGGCAAAATCTGCTGCTAAATCACAAGCTAATACTGGGTTTTACAGATTAAACCCAACACAACAACAACAAGGAAACTTTGAATTTGCCAATGAATCATATAAAGATTATTTAATTCATGCAGGAATAGCTGGAAAGCAAAGAGCAGAAAAATTATATACTTCTAATCTAAATAAATATATTGATGAAACAACAAAATCTTTAGTAAGTGCAGGAGATTATAGGGGAGCTATAGCACAGCTAAATCATATAGAACAAAATGGACTTGCAGCAGGAAGATTAAATTTAGAAAATAAAAGAGCAGCTTTATATAACAAAATAAACTCTCATGCTAAAAGTAATTTAGCAGCAACTAACAACAGATTAAAATCTAGCAACAAAGACGCAACTACAAATCCTAGCATTAGAAGAAGAAAACAATATGCAATAACACAGCTAGATACTCTTAGAAAAAACTATAACAAACTTCCTTATGTAAGAGATTTAAAAGATAGAGAAAAATTACAAAGAGAAATGTTTGAAAGAGGAGCTGAGTTACTTACTTTAAGAAACAATCAAACTCCTTATAATAAGGCTACAAAATTAACACCAAAAAAACAAAGAATTATGATGGATCAATTTAAAAAACTACTAGGTTTAAAAAAAGGCGAAAGCCTTCCTGCAGATTTTCAAGAAGATGTTGTATTACAAAGAGCAAATCAATATCAAAAACAAATAGCTTTAGATAACAGAAAACTATTAGCAACAAACGCATGGCGCGTTGAAAGAGAAAATAATCCAGATAAGTCAGATGATGAAATTCAATCCACTCTACATGAAAAAGGTCTTATAGGGGTTATGGATACAGAAGAGTTAAAGCAAGCATTGGAAAATAGCGATATGGTTGACTTGGTAGCCAAACACTCAGCAAATGGCACTATAGGAGGATTATTAAGGCAATCAGCAACAGTATATGATACAGGAGAAATTGGCGATGCCGAAGGCGTATCTTCTACATTTGTTATGGATATAGATGACGCAATTGCTAATAAAAAAACAGCTACAATAAATAGAAAGAAATTTCCCGTTATGACTAAAGACCTAAACAAGAAACATGATTCTTTATTGATAAAACACAAAGATACTATTACTAGATCATCATTTGCTAAAAGGATTAACCCTAGAGGGCAAATTGCTAAAGAAGTGGCGAAAATTGGTGGACCATATAAATCATTATTCCATGACTTAGTTAGAGCTAGACACTATACACTACTTAGCCCTATGACCCAAGGAGGGGTAGGAGATTCTAGTAGAGCTTTAAATCAAGCAAAAGATGAGGCACAAGCGTTATTAGAAAAACAGTACATGATAAGATCTGGACATCTACTTAGAAAGTATGGAGACGAAACAGATAGAAGAATTGGTCCTCAGATTGTTAGAATGAAAAATGCGATTAGAAGTAAAGCTTCTGCACAAAAGTTATTACATCCTAAACAAGCAGCATTGTTTAAAAGATTTATATGGTCGTCAGGTCTTGCCGAAGGAACTGATATGAAATTACAAGTTGTAATCAGAAGCATGACTACAGACTCATCAGGTAAACAAAGAGAAGTTGAAGTTATAACTGATCCAAGAGCACCAACAGGAACAGATGAATTAGGCGGAGTAATTCAATTTGATAGAGACTATATAATGAACACAGACTGGAACAACTGGTTTTATAGGAAGAATTAATGGGAGTAACGATACCATATAAATACCCACCTCGGATACCTGAAAAAGAAGCAGGGTTTGAAACGTATGTTAATGCAGCAGCAGGGTTTGTAGATGATATGATTCAGATGCAAGAACCTACTACTGATGAAATGCTATATGAAGGTAATGATGATATTGAACTGGAAATAACTGAAACTCCAGAAACAGCAGGGTATCCTAGTGAATTTGATAGTAAGGCATTGGAAAGAAATATAGCCCAACAACAAGTTCAAGAAGAGTTTCCTGTTTCAGAAATTGGTGAACAAGAATCTGATTACAAATTTGGTGATAAAGAGGGCATGTGGAACGATGATATGTGGGGAGAAGGTAGTGAAAAATACGAGGTTACTGACCCTGAAGAAATAAGACGAGATAAAATGGTAGAAGCTGAACAGGAAGGGGATGCTAGAGCATGGCTAGAAGCATATCATGGAGTAGACATTTTAGAACCACAAGAAGAAGTTAGTCCTCTTGATAGTGCTTTAAATTTTATGGAAGAAGAAGATGAGCCGATTGATTATGTTCGCACGCTAGATGCACAAGAAGAAGAAACGATGTATGCTCAGGGCGAAACATCTAGAGGGGTTGCTTCTACTGTAGAAGATTTTTTTGATATTAATAAAGAACAAGACACTATTGGTGAACAAGAATCTGATGACAAATTTGGCAATGATGATATGTCAAGAAAGCCAGCTCAGAGGGCTGTAACGTGGTCTAACGTGGTGAAGGATTTTGCGATATCAGAAGATTTTAGAACAAAAAAGGGATATGAGTTACTAAAAAAAGAATATGAAAAAAGGAAACAAGTTTTTGACAATTATCTTATGAAAAAAAAGCAAAAGGACCCTCTTGCTTTCAAAGAACAATTTCGCAATTTAAGCATACAGGATACTTATTTCAAAATGAAATTCCCGGGAGATAAAAAAGCAACAATTGGAGCAGATAATGTAATAAAAAAAATTAAGAATGAATACCCAAAGTTCTATGATAGAATGGTGCAAACAATGCTACAAGAAGATGATAAATGGGAAAGTTCTCTTTACCCACCAAAAACGAACAACATAACTGATGCGGAACATAAAGAAAGTCCAATAAAAATGCTAATGCAAACAGTATCAGGTATTGCTCCATCTACACAGCTTGATATTTTTAAAATAAAAGAGGAAGATGTTAAAACTTTTGAACAACTTGTACCATTGGTTGAAGCAAAATACACTAAAAATCAAATTATGGCAGCACACCTAATGAGGGTGTTTAATTATAATACAGGTAAGGTAGAATCAACAACTCTTCATCAGGGAATGAAGATTGCAGATGATATTTTTAAACAACCTGAACTAGCTGCAACTATTTTTGGGAATGCCATGAGATCAGGTCTTAATGTTTCTCAGGCTCAGTACAATTATATTGTACTTGGAGTTTTACCAACGAAGCATAGAATAAGTCCATTTGATCAAGCAAAAAACCTAAAATCTTATTTTGTAAACAGAATGGATAAACTCAAGCAGACAGTAAAGAATATGCCAATGGATGAAAAAGTAAGAAAGTTTCATATAGTGGGGTCAGTATATAGATTTCAGCAATCATCAAAAAAAGACGTAAACGATAACGGAGAAGGATGGATAGCTAGAGACTTACAGGAAATGTTTTTAAATGAATCTGGTAAATTATACACAAAAGCTTATATAAAAAATAGCGCATACTGGAGACTATTTGAGATACATAAAAAAGATATATTTAAAAAAGATAATCTTAGCTCGTTACGTTTTTGGAAGGATGCATATCTTTTAAATGAGGCGGGATCAGTGAAAAAATTTTTTGAAATTAAAAAAAGTCAGTATGATTTTGCTATTAAAGAGTTAAAAGCATTAGGAGAGTCAGAAGATTCATTAAGAAAACTAAAAATAGAAAAATTTAAAGGGTTGCACAAATATATAGAACTTATCCCAAAAAATTATGAGCTAGAGAAAAAGTTCAAAGAAGAGATGAGAAATTGGGACCCAAAAGACAAACCTGACTCAATCTGGGAAGAAATGACTCAAAGAAAGGCAAAAAAAGAGAAAAGGGAAAGCGAATGAACAGAAACCCTTCAAGCCTAAGAATACCTAACCATTTAGAGCCAAATGACTTTGGTCCTAATAGAAAGCTGAACTATGAATATGAAAGAGAAGTAGATATACTTGCGCCTAACCCACCTGAACCTTCAGTGGATATACAGGGATATCAAACAGGAGCTATGTCATCTACTGCGGCTTCACTTGCAGAACAAGACGATGTGGTAAACGCTGCATACAATTCATGGAAAAAAGAAAAAAAGAAAGAAGAAGATGAGTCATGGATAAATTGGGATGCAGCTTTAGCCACTTTAGAATTAGCAGATAGAGAAGATTTAACATCATCTACTGTAAGGATGCTTAAAAATAGATTTCAAAATGCAAGAACAGAAGTATTAAGCTTGCCTACTATAACAGGCGAAGACTTTAACGAAAGATTTCCACCTGATCCAGACTTTAATGAAGCTCCTATTGATACAAAAAAGAAACTTAATGAAGTTCAAGTTGACATGATATTGCAAGCCAGAGAAGACAACAGAAGATTAATAGAAAGAATATCTAGAGGTAAAGATACTTATGCTCAATCAACCGTTGATTTTATAGCAGGGATGCTTGGTGGGGCAACAGTAGCAGATGTAGCGTTAACGCTACTTGCACCCTCTGTGGAAGCAAAACTTATTGCAATGAACTTAACTGTTATTATA